TAACATAAGTATTTGCGCAATGCCAATACACAATTAATTGATAATTATATGATTGAAATTAGGCATAAAAATATCAGTTTATTATGGTGCGGGTTCCCTCACCTGTATAAAGTAGAAGGATTCTACCCGCTAAAATTAAGCTACAATGGCACTGCCGGATGGTGGATTGACCGAAAAATATTTTTAAGCTACAACCAACTCAAAAAAAAATTAAAGAATTAGAATGGCAAACTGGACACAAGAAGACATTGACAGGGTAAACAATAAGGCTGTGAAGAAAGTAAATAAAACCCAGCCTGCATCATTTGCGCTTGGGAGGCTAAAGTCGGGCAAAATGAATAAGACAGAGATAGCCTATTGTAATTACTTGGAGAAGCAAAAGCAGTTCGGCGATGTAGCGTGGTTTGAATTTGAGCCTATGAATTTAAAACTGGCAGACAAATGTTTTTACCGTGTTGATTTTTTGGTGATGCTAAAAAGCGGTCAACTGGAATGCCATGAGGTTAAAGGCTTTTGGACAGACGATGCTTTGGTAAAGATAAAAGCCGCCGCCGCAAAGTTCCCGTTTAGGTTTATATCTGTAAAACTTGTAAAAGGTATCTGGGAGGTCAGAGAATTTTAAATTGAAAATAATGGGCAGTATAAAGAAACTCCCACTCCGACAAAAAAGTCGGAATTTTGAAAGGTAAATAACGCAGAATAACGTATGGCAAGAGGAGTACCATTTAAAAAAGGTAATGCAGGCAGACCGAAAGGAGCCACAGGTGAATTTACTCGAACAGTAAAAGAGACAGTACTGGCGGCATTTAATGATCTGCAGAGCGATCCAAAGCATAACATCTTAGCATTTGCAAAGAAGAATCCAAAAGCGTTTTACGCAATAGCAGCTAAACTTATCCCGACTGAAGTGCAGGCATCAGTTGACAGTACAATCATTTGGAAAGAAGAAAAGACTTATGAGGCTAAATAAGAAACAAACCATAGCGCTTGACCTACTGGAAGATAACGAAACAATAGAGCTACTTTACGGAGGTGCGGCAGGCGGTGGGAAGTCAATACTTGGCTGTTATTGGCAGATAAAGCGCAGGTTAAAGTATCCCGGCACCCGTGGCTTAATTGGCAGGGCGGCCCTTAAAACACTGAAGGAAACCACATTAAACTCATTCTTTGAGGTTGCCAGGATGCAAAAGCTTCAGGCCGGCACACACTACACATACAATCAACAATCAAACATCATTAGCTTCCCTAACGGCTCCCTGATCTTCCTTAAAGACTTGTTTCAATACCCATCGGATCCGAATTTCGATGAACTGGGATCTTTAGAGATCACGGACGCCTTTATAGACGAGATTAACCAGTGTAGCGAAAAGGCAAAGAACATCGTAAAAAGCCGGATAAGGTACAAACTGGATGATTACGGATTGATACCTAAGATACTCGGTAGTTGTAACCCGGCCAAGGGCTGGATATATGCCGGCTATTATAAACCATCGAAGGATGGCACACTTTCACCCGACAAAAAGTTTATTCAAGCCTTGGTAACAGACAACCCGGATATATCTGTGCATTACCGCAATAACCTGCTTAGCCTGGATGAAGCGAGTAAGCAAAGGTTGCTTTATGGTAACTGGGAATTTGATAATGATGCCGCAACCCTGATCCCTTACGATAAAATTATCGACTGCTTTAGCAACGACTTTGTTTCAACTGGCCCCGGATTCATTACCGCAGATATAGCCCGCTTTGGCTCAGATAAGACCGTTATAGGCCTTTGGCAGGGATGGCGTGTAAAAATATACACTTACGAAAAGAAATCGGTTACAGAAGTTGCAGCGATCATAAAGGATCTTCAAATATTGCATGGCATACCAAATTCAAACACGATTGCAGATGAGGATGGAGTTGGTGGTGGCGTTGTAGATATTTTGAAGTGCAAAGGCTTTGTAAATAACTCCATGGCAATACCTGAGCCGGAAACACCGAGAGACCCAAAGACAGGCAACCCAATAAAGCCAAACTATGCCAATCTAAAAAGCCAATGTTATTACAGATTGGCAGCACGAATAAATAAAGCTGGCCTATACATTGAGCCGACAACCACAGCAATAAAAGAGTTTATAATACAGGAGTTAGAACAGGTTAAGCAGTACCACATGGATAAGGATGGTAAAAAAGCAATCATACCTAAAGATTTGGTTAAAGAAAATATTGGCCGATCGCCTGACTATTCTGACACTTTAATGATGCGGGAATATTTCGAGTTGTCACCAAAGCGCATCTTTGCAGATGCTGGTTATTAATCTTTATACTGCAACATAATTGATACGAATATCATTAATATAGTTTTACAATAAAAATAAACGTGGCAATATTTGGTTTTGGGAAGAACAAAGCGGCTGAAGAGGTAAAGGCTCTTAAAAATGATGTGCGTAAGCTTGAACAGCTCTTATCCAGGTCTATAGCGCTATACCCGAACTACAATAAAGTTGATAATTCAGAACGCTATGCCACTACCGATGATATTTATTCGATTATACGTTTATTATCCTCATCTGCTGCACTGGTACCACTATACAGTTACAAAGTAATTGATGAACGTGCCGCCAAAGCACTGCAACGAATTACGCAGCCTCATTCAAATATATTCAGCACAAAAACACTCACATTAAAGGCTCTTGAAGATCTACCTGAAACGGATCCAGTTACATGGCTGTTAAACAACCCAGGCAATGGTTTATCTAAATTTGAATTCTTTGAGGCCGCTTATATACATCTTTTTACCGAGGGAGAAGTATTTATTTACCTACTAAAACCGGACGAGGGAGTTAATGCAGGCCGCCCGGTTGAAATGATGTTGTTGGCTCCGCAAAATATAGTGCTTAAAGTTACTGAGACATACCCACGTCAGGTAGTAGGTTATGACTATGTAAGTGATGGCGTGAAAGTGTATGAGAACATCCCGCTTGAAGATATTATTCATATAAAATACTTCAACCCATATGTGTACGGTAGCCAATCATTCAGGGGGCTATCAACTATATCAGTTTTAAGCAAAAGATTATCACAACTTGATAGTAATATTGATGTAACCACAGCACAAATGCAGAATGGGGGTGTTGAAACGATTGTGTATGACAAGGCCTATGCAGATGAGCAGACTGTTACAGTTAACGGTCAGCGAAAAGATAGTTTTTACAGGTTCCTGAAAGACAAAAATAATGCAGGTTCACCCTACTTCGCAGCAGGTGAAATGGGAGCATTACACATAGGCTCTACACTTGCGGACATGCAGGTAATTGAAGCCGCAAAGATGAACTTTAAAAAGTTGTGTAATGCTTTTGGCACATCAGACATTCTTTTCAACAATGGCGAAGCCAGCACAGAGAGCAATGTAAAAGAAATGATCAAGAGGACATATACCAATACAATTTTGCCCAATGTGTACCGGTTGCGTGATGGCCTGATCAGAGGGCTACTCCCCTGCTTTAATGACAAGAAAAGAGATATTCGTGAAGATATTTCTGAGATACCAGAACTGCAGGCAAACTTTAAAGAGATGGCCGAAACATTTGCAACGCTGCCAATCATGCTGCCAAATGAAATTCTAAGAGCTTTTAAATTACCTTATGACGAGGGAGATGAAACACTTAATAAAGTGTATGTGAAGCAGGGCTATGAGCCGATTGAATTTATTAATACCGGAATCATTGATTTGCCGGCTGATGACTTATAAAATGTTAAATACCGATCCTGTTTTGACGGAGATTATCTTAAAAGCGATCCCGAATGAGGATTGCCCGGTAAAACAGATGCATGTTAATTACAGGCGTGAAGTTGCAGAAAAGAGGCTAATAGCTTATATTAGTGAAATAAAAAAGCAGTATGAGCAGTCCTCTCGACCTGAAAATAAACATTGAAGAATTTTGCATGCCTGCTGATGGTGATAAGAAGTGCGAAAAATGTCAAGAGCTTATCACAGGTAACATGTATCAATCGGTAATCTTTGTAAATAACGAAGAGGTTAAAAGGGATTATTGGTACTGCCATCATTGCTATCATGACAAAGAAAGAAAAGAATGAATATTATCGTAGATTTTCTAACTTTCAGCAAAGCCGGGAGCGTATGTTTGCGCCCCAATTTTATAGATTAATCCGTTCACAATACAAAGTTGTAATAGATAATATTTCTAAAGGATTTGAGGCAGTAGATCTCATTGATCACTTTGCACTGGTGCCACTTGTTGAAAAATTATATTACGACGCCGCAACTGTGTATGGTGCCAAGATAAGAGCCGATCTCACCAAGCAAAAAGCACGTATGCCCATTGGCTTCAATGAGCAGATGTACGAGTTGATCAAGCAATACTTTTCAACAGATATATTAAACACTTCAGCAGGGATCACCGAAACTACAAAGGAGCTGATCCGCAAACTATTCACCGAAGCATACAGAGAGGGATGGAGTAATGACGAGATAGTTGAGAAGCTACAAAATACAGAACTCAGCCGCATCAGATCAAGAATGATCGCACGTACAGAGACAGTAACAGCCGCTAACCAGGGAGCTGTATTTGCAGCTAAAAAAACAGGACTAAAATTAAAGAAGGAATGGCTGGCAACGATGGATAATCGTACCCGGCGTGATCATTTAATGGAAGATGGTAAAGTAGTTGGCATGGATGATTATTTCAATGTGGGTGGCTATGAAATGTTTCAGCCAGGGGATAGAGGTGGTAAGAGTGGTAAGCCCACTGTTGCAGCTAAAGAGATAGTCAACTGCCGGTGTACTATTTTATTCGAGCCAATCCGGGATAATGGCAGGCTTATTCGGGTTTAACCGAATCGATACCAATACCATGATTCTCGCAAAATTCTTCAACAGCTTTTAGCAACACATAATGCAATGATCGGTTTATCTGATTGCTAAACTGCATCATTGGAATTTTGTAATCTCCTAACTTAACAGGAAAAGGTTTGTGCTGGCGGTAATACCACTTGTTGTAAGCTGTTTTATTCGATGGATCTGGCTTTGTTATAATGTTATCGTTCATCGCATTTTGTTTGTGGTATAAAGATACTTGAATACTTTGAATTTAAAAGTACTTTTGTTTTAAAAGTGAAATAAGTGGCAGAAGTAAAAAATAAAACAGCTCAGCATTTGGTTGCATCTATCAAAGATCTGGATATGAAGCAGGGCATCGTTACTGGTTACGCTGCCAACTTCAATAGTATAGATAGCGACAATGACATTATCCTGCCCGGTGCATTTACAAAGACAATCCGAGAGCAAGGCCCTGATAGCGTTCAGCCGAGAATAAAACATCTACTTAATCACAACACAAGTCAGCCTTTGGGCAAATTGGTAGTGTTAAAAGAAGATAGCACGGGTTTATATTATGAAAGCCAAACAGGATCACATGCATTAGCGGTTGACTTCTTAAAGATGGTAGATAGCGGCCTGATCACAGAGCATTCGATTGGGTTTTCTACTGTTAAAAAAACTGTTATCAATCCTGATGCAGACTGGAAGGACAGAACAACCCATATCCACGAATTAAAACTTTGGGAGTTGTCGAGCCTTACAGCATGGGGCGCAAATCAATATACTCCATTGATCGGCGTGAAGAGCGAAAAGCAGGTAGCAGAAAGAATGGAGTTATTAATAAAAGCATTACAAAACGGCACATTTTCAGATAGCTCATTTCAGCTACTTGAAGATGAGCTATTATTCATACAAAAAGCATTCAAAGACTTAACCACAAAGCCGGGCCCTGACCAGGGCGCCACTTCGCCGGTAGGATTTGCAGAATGGTTTCCA